TGTGATAGTTCCTACTACTTGATAAGTGTCATTGGTAACCGTGGTCGTCACTACAGACTTGGTGCCGTTGGTACGAGCTTCGGATGCTTCCGTGAACAGTGTGGTGTCTGTTTCGGCGGGAGTTCCTGCTCCTGTACCCCAAGCCACGTAGGTTGGTGGCGTATGTGCACCGCCGTTTAAGGCGTTGATTATATCCGCTTTACCTGTGTTTGTTAGTACTGTTGCCATGATTGTTTGGTTTAAATAATCGTTTTAGTAATGACTTGTTTTCGACCTTTGTCCGTGAGACCACTCCAAGGTCTTCTGTCTTTCCGTTTGCACGGATGACCTTAGCCTCGATGGTTACCTCTGCTTTGCCTGTAAATACGGACATGATTAGAATTTAGCTTTCGCTGTTTTCTTAGCCGTTGTTGTCTTCTTCGCTGGAGCTTTCTTCTCTACCTTTTCAGGTGCAGTCTTCTCTGCGAGTTGTGCCTCCAGTTCAGCGTTTCGCTCTTCTAGAGTCTTCACGTATTCAGCACGTTCTTCTACAACGTCCTTGTCTACTTTAATGAAGATCGAGCCAAAGTTTGGATGATTGTCGAGGAACTCGATTTCACCCTCATCTTCCGTAGTGTAAGCACCTTGTTCGAACTGAATAGCCGAACCTTTCACTGGCAGTACCTTTCCGTTCACTTCTTTAAAGTATGAACTTTCACGCACGAGTTTCAGTTGCAAGTACTTTGCTACGTATGTTGTTGCTTTACTCATATGGTTATTCGATTAGTTACTTTATAAGTTTCGGGATCGCCACCCGATGTGCTTGGAGAGATTGCATCGGGCAGTCCCTCCAAGCTGACGATCCTCTTTAGTCTCGGTACGGAGATTAAAGGGCGGCGTATGAACAGATAGCGTGACGCTTCTCTTGTTCAAGCATCAGACCTGTTTCAGTTAGATACTCTTCAATCTTCTCGTCGGCATCATTCTCTTGACGATCAGTGAGTAGTTTACTGTCACGGTTCTTGAGGTAGCGGTATGTTGCTACTTCCATGTCGACTGCTACTGCGTAGTTGCCGTATGGTACTCCCGTGAAGAGGTCGTGCTTGATAAGGTTAAGCGTACCGTGTGCTGATACATACTTGAGGATGGTGATTCCGTAGGTCTTCTCAGACTGTACGATTTCCACTTTCGCCTTAGCGAATCCGTTAACCATTGTGATGATTGCAGGTGAGCAGAATGCGTACTTCTCCTTGTTACCGTACTTGAATACGTCCTGTAGCCATGTCTCGAACTCTGCTTCCGTATCTACGTTAGCAGTTGCGTAGGTAGTGATTGTGTTAATCACACCTGCTGTGGTTCGAATTGGCTTACCGTTTGTACCAGTTCGCTTGCTCTTCTTACCAAACCAGAACGCTCGTTCGATATCGACCATGTGTTCGATACCTTTCTTGCGTCGTTGGTAGTCAAGGTCGTTCTCCTTGATTAGAGTCTCGGTGTTCGCACTTGTCTCTGTAACACCAAATGGTGTACGGAAGATTTGTGTGTAGCCTACTTTCTCGACTGGAGTTGTACCTTTGATTTCTCGCAATGTACCACCCTCTGCGTTGGCGTTACCGATGATCCAAACAGTGAGAGACGACAAGTCCACTGTTCCTGTACCGCCACCTAGTTCAGCAGACAATGTAAGAGCATCTGTTGAGATAGCTGTTACTTCGAATGTGTACTTAGCGGATACAAACTGAATAATGTCTCCTACTGAGAAGCGTGCTCCTTGTCCAGACGCTACAGAAACTGTAGAGGCTGCAGAGATAACTTTCCCTGTTTGACTAGTTGCGGTTGTTGCTTCACGACTTCCGAATTCATCTTCGTACCATTTGAATTCTGGGTCGGTTGTCTCCATCTTCTTCAACGCTTTCCCTTGCTTTGAGGCAGGGTCTTTACCAGCGTTAGTTAGGATGGCGAGCATTGGGTACTGTGCCACGTCTAAGAGACTGATCACATCCTTGACGTCGTACTTTCGTGCGGTCAAGTTGCTGGTGTCTCGTACTCCTGTTGCCATAAAACTTATGAATTAATTTAGTAAGGTTTGTCGTCTGGTTTTAGATTGCCGTCTGGTTCCCGACGTGTCGGCCAGATAGGTCAGGGGGCAGTCCCACACCCAAGTTCTACTTTTATTATATACCAAGTCCACCTAAAGGTGATGCAGTCTTTCCACCTCCGAGCATTCCTTTAAGTACTCGTTCTTCGTCGGTGTCTTTCTTGCCTCCGTCCCCACCTTGTGTGGTTTCTACTGCAGTCCGCTTTCGAGTCTGTGCGTTCTTCTTGGCATCCTCTTCTTTCTTCTGCACTCCAATCATTGCTGACACCTTTTGGGCGGCCTCGATGATTGGTGTGGTTGTGCCTCTCGATGCATCCGCTTCGATGACTGATAGTGTGAGGTCTCGGAACTCCCTGTTACTTTTCAGTAGTGGGAACTTCTCTGTAGCCTCTTCTATCTCAGTGCGTACTGCGTTCTGCACGGTTGATGCGGTCTGGTAGATTTCTCGTGCTCGCTCGGTTGCTCGCTTGTCTGTTACGTCTACCATCCACTGTGCAAATTGCTTTGCGTCCATCTTGCTGAAGTCTGTCTCGGCAACGATCTTTTGCATGTCCTCCATGTTTCCAAGGTCTTTGCGTCCTAGTCCTGCATCTTTGAGGTCTTTGCGTTCACCCTTTCCGAGTGCTCGCTGTCCGATGAGTTTCTCAAGCTCCTGATAAGAGGCGATGATTTCCTTGGCTGATTTGCCACGGAACTTTTCTGGAATGTCTTTGTCATCCTCTTCGTCGTCCTCTGGAGTTTCCGGTGTCTCGGGTTCATCCTCTTCAGGAGTTTCCTCGACATCGGTCTCTGGAGTCTCTGGAGTTTCCACCTCTTCTGGTGTGTCTTCTCCTAGTTCTTCTCGTAGATTGTCGATGCGTGCTTCGCTCATAGTATTTTATTTATTGATTTGTTAATTGCTCCGTAGCTCCATCAGTCGCTTGAAGAAGTCTCCCAGTGATTGACCTGGTGTCTTCGGTGATGGTGGTTGCTCGGCGAGGAACTGTTCGTAGTTTTCTGGGTTGCCAAAGTTTCTATCAATCAGTTCCCGATTGCGTGCCCGTTCTGCGTCGAGCATCTGTTGCTCTCGCTCACGGACGTTGCCCATGTTCTGTAGCGTTCCTTTGGCGAGGTTACCTGCACCGTTGCGGAGTGCTACTAGTTTCTCAATGAAGTTGTTCATGATGCTATCTGTTTACTGGCCGTAGCTTTTCGTCCTTTGAATCGCTCGACCTGATTGCTGATAAATTGTAGCCCTGCGAGTCGTGCGTCTAGCCGTGTGAGCTGTTGCACTACTTTCTCAGAGTCCACTCCGCCTTTGCGAATGCTTTCCTGCATCTCTTGATGGACTCGAGCTACCTGCTGTTGTACGTTGGCTATCTCTTCGTCCACCGTACCCATCAGTATCTTGAAGCCGTCCGAGTTCGCTATCTCAGTTACCTCGTGAGCTTCTTCGAATTGTTTCTCGTAGTCCGCCATAAATGTTATTCAGGTTCTGGCATGTTGAATTCGCCACCTCCCATTCCTAGCCCTCCCATTGGTGAGGCCATGTCTGGAGTAGGAGCACTCATCGCATTTAGCTCTTCAGTTACTCCTGCGACGAACTCTTCTTGTGTCAATTCTCCTGCATCGAGCTGTTCTGCCATAGCCATTACTGACTGTGCGAACGTCATTGCTGGTGAGACTTCCACCTCATCCACCTCTACTTCGTCTACGTTTACGTCTATTTCTGGGTCCATAATGATGTTAGTTAATGATTTGTTAATTATCTCCGCAATCGACCTAGCAGACTCTGTAGCAAGCCTGCAGGCGGTGCTCCTTGCGGTACTGCACCGTCTGGTTCGATTGGAGGAATCGGTTGAAGATTTGCCCTCTGTGCTAGTGGAGCTGGTTCCTGCAGCGTAGTTGTACCTACTGCATTGTCTTCGTCTGCTTCGTTCTTGTCGTGGTCGACGTCCTCCATTGTTTCTAGCCCTAGTAGTACCTCTTCGTACTGACTCTTGTCGTACTCATCGAGTACCATCTTCTGCATTTCTCGCTTCTTCTTCTGCCACGCTTTGACTGCTTCTGGGTCTTGTGGGTCTGGTTGGTCGCCTGTGACAAAGATTTCGTATAGTTCCATTACCTCTTCCTTTCGCTTCTCGGGTCCCTTTTCTGGTTTTGGTTCTATCTCTACTCGTGCGTCTACTCGTACCTCCTTACTCTCGTTGGTGAACTCTTTGAAGTCTACGTCGTCTCCGAGTATACGGTAGCTCTTCTGTTCTGGTAGAAACTTCTGGTTCATCTGGATGAGGATGTTCACGATGTCTGTCATCGCTGTTTCGAACTGTCGCACCATCTGACTGAAGCGGATTTGTGTCTGCGTAAGAAGTAGCTCTACCTTACTACTTGGCTCTGAAGATGATGACGGTAGCCCTCGGACGTATTCACTGAGTGCGAGTGATGTCTGAATCTCTCGTCGGAGTAGGTTGTCTTTCTCTACCCATGAGTTGTCTATCCCTGAGCCTCGCTCTATCACTACGTCATCTGCGTTCTGTAGCTCCCAGACTGCTCCGGGTGCGTTTACCAAGTCGTCTGCTGTCAGTCCTGACTCCTTTCGTATCTTGCGGATTGGGTCGAGGTTGAAGACGATGTTGTCCATTGCTTGGTTCCGTGAGTCAGCTATCTCGTGGATGATAGTTTCTACTGGCTCTAGGATACTCATTGCGAATGCTGACCATGGTACTCGGATACATGGCAGGTCGATAATCATTCGTCCCTCTTCGATGTCCTCGTATGGGTTTGCCTCCTGACGGACTACCACCTTTCGGTTCATGATCGTGATGATTTCGTCAGTGTCGTGGTCGTAACACTCCCATATCTCTACTGACTTTGTCTCTGCTTTCGGGTCGCTGTTAGCTACCTGTGTGTCGTCACTTGAACGCTGAGTACCACCGTCAATCTGTCCCATCTTGAGTGTCTCTATCTCTAGTCGCTCGGCTCGTGGGTCGTCTGCTATCTTCTCATCCTCTACGTACTCGAGGTTTTTGTAGATGCCGTGTACCTTTTTTACTCGCTTTACTTCTCCTGTCTCTTCGTCTTCTACCTCTTCTGCGTCGTCTCCCTCGTAGTCTTCGTCTACCTCTTCTTCACGCACGTCTCGCTTCTTCTCATCTTTGAGGATTTTACTCTTGCGTTTGAAGGCTTGCTTTATCTCCCACTCACTATCTTTCAAGCGGTTGCTGGCATTTGGGTCGAAGTAGAGTAGCCAGTTGTCGATGATTTCCATTCCTGGGTCGCCACCGTCTTCGCCATCTTTCCAGAAGAGTTGAGCGTATCCGTTACCGTACTTGAGCATCGAGTCGATGTAGTCCACTTTCTTTTCTTCTAGATTCATTATCTCGAAGTCGTATGTGATTAGTGAGTCCCACTCTTCTATTGCCGAGCTCCCGACGTCGTCTTTGTTGATAGGGAATATCCGTGTCCGCATTTTGGCGGCACTTAGACGTGGCTTGATAGTCTCCACGATTTCAAATCCTACTGGTGGCATTAGGTTCGTCTTGTATGCGTAGTTGAGTTTGTCACGATACGCACGGTATAGCTTCCACATTCGTAGGTTCTTCGCCTCGTATGGCTCACGGAATCTATCGGCCACACCGAAGCGTTGTGTCCATTTAGTGATGAGCTTCTGTTCCTCTGGAGTTGGTTTATAGTCGCTCACGTTGACTGTTGTTTCAGCTTCTGACATACGTTTATTGTAACACTATTATTCGCTTGTAAATACTTTGGCTTTGTGCATACCTACTTCGAAGTATACGAGTGCGTGGAAGTAGTCGTTCTTGCCAGTGTTCGCCCACTCTCTTCTGATCGTGCCGTCCTTGTTTTCAATCACTCGAGCGAACATTGTCTCGGAGTGACGCACCATCTCTTTGAAGTTCTCGTCTTCTTTGTTGTATGTAAACTTGTGTGCTCCGTCGTCTAGGTGAGTTATGAGCTTATCTATGGCTCGCTCCCTGTCTGTTAGTACCTTTATCTTCTCTGCGAACGGTACAGTCTTCTTGTCAGTGAACTTCTGTTCATCGTGGAAGCGGAATATCTTGCCTCCTTTTGACGATGGTTGGTACCAGTTCATGTATACCTTGTTCGGGTATTTGCGTGCGAAGTCCAGCACGTCATTTGGTTTGAACGTCGCATCGATGACGCATATCTCTACGTCGTATGCTTCCATCAGTTCTCCTAGTCTGTCCCATTTGCTTTTCACCAGCTTGCCTATGGAGTCCACTTCATCAACGCATTTCGTGATGCCGTAGATTGCTTCCTTGTTTCCTATTATCGCATACAGTTCGTTCCCTTGTACATCTACTCCCATGATGCTGTGTGTTTCTACTACCTCCTTGGTGCTGAGGTTTTTGTAGAAGAGTCCGCCTGTCACTTTCTTTTCTGTGTCCTGATACGGTTGCCCCAGCTTGAAGTTGTAGAAGTAGTCGAGCTCTCCCTCTTTTCGGTAGTGATTGAACTCTGTTATCAATTCCTTAGCTGTCTTCCATGGCACCATCATCTGGTTAATCCAGTAGCCACTTATCTCTCGGTCTTCGTACTTCGCCTCCCATCGCATGTCTATGTGCTCGTACTTGTCTCCCTTGGCCGAGAGTGCGTACCATAGCGGGAACAGCTTGTTGTTGATTGTGCCGTCACATTCCCAGCATCGGTATCGTTCTCCCTCGTGGTCGACGCTCTGCTCCCAGTCCATGTGTTGCCTTAATCCACAGTGAGGACAGTTGAATCGCATATGCTTCTGGTCGCTCTCTTCGTACTTCGCATCGATGCCGAACATTGGCAGTGTTGGTGTGCTTATCCACGCCTCCATCTTCAGTGAGTCTGCACCCTCTAGTCGTGAGGTGTAGTTGCCGAGGTTGTCGTGATTACTGAAGTCGAACTCATCGTATACGTTGCTGTCGGATGTGATCATAATACCCGACGTCTTTCCGATTGTTCCCTTGTAGAATAGGAAGCCTTTACCCATCTGCTTTTGCCCGACGCTGTCTGTGTCCTCTTTACTCATCTTCGTACTGAGGCAGGCGTTGTGCTTGATTATCTGGTTTACCTTTGACTGTACGAACGTGCTTGCGTCTCCTACTGTCGGCAGTGTGTGTATCTGATTGATACCCTGATAGCGTCCTTGGTGTAGTCCACGCAAAATAGCCCACGTCGAGATACCCGACTGAGCTGATTTCTTGACCGCTATCTTCTTGCTCCTGTCTTCGTAGATGTCCAGCAGGAAGTAGAAGCGTGCGAGGTCTATTGGTCGCTGGTCTTCATTGACGATGTGCTCTTGGTCTATCCACGCTGTCAGTGAGTACCGCTTGAGTTGTTCGCTACTCTCCGTCTGCATAGTAGCCTTGTGCGATTAGCTTCTTGCGTTCGGCTATGTATACCTCGTGAGCTTTGATAGTGGCTGGGTCGTCTGGAATGTACTGGTCTTCTGTCTTGATTTCGCCTGAGTGTTCTATTGGCTGACGTGCCTTGCCTCGTGTTCTATCGAAGTACTCTTTGGTTGCAGGTATACTCTTTCGCTTGATTCCCTCTGTGAAGAGCATGTCGAGCAGTGCTTGTGCTCGTGTCATCTTGATGCTCCGTGTCTCTCCGTTTACTGTGACAGCGATTGGAACTTCTGCTAGTGCATGCTCTTCAGCTTGCTCTTGCAACGTAAGAAGACGCTCCCGTTCTTCACTGGGTTTGCGTCCTGCTCCCTCTCTTGCTCCACCTCTACCGACTGTCTTGTTCTTCTGAATGTTCTTTTTTATTTCGCTGTCTTTTTTCAGAGTATTCAAAGCTGGTTTTTGCGTGGTGGCTTTCTTAGAGGAGCTCTTGCGAGTTGTTCCTTTCTTGTTTGCCATAGTGTTTTTGTTAGTCGTTGTGTGTGATTCCCTTATTTAGCCAGAATGCTGACTCTTCTAGCTTAGTCATTGCGGATGACAGTCCTCTTGAGGCTGGTACTTTTTCTTTCATCTCGCTTGCTAGTGCTTCGAACTTGTCTCGGAACTCCTGCATTAGTACGATCTGTTCTTCAGTTGCTTTGATGTATTGGAATGACATAATGTTTTCTATTAGTTAATTAATCTTAGTATAGCAGACCACATCCTTTGTAGTAGTGATTCGCTGTGCTCTACGTTCTGTACCTGTGCTGGCTCTTCTTCTGGTATTTCCTTACAGTTTTCTGGGTTGCAAGGTACTTCTGCTCCTATCGTTACTGTGAGTGTGGTCTGTGCGGTTGATTGAGCGTGTGTGCTTTGTGCTCCTGCCGATACTGCCACTGCGAGCATGAAGCCTACGAGCCCTGCGATGGCTAGTTTCATCCATCTGACTTCTGTTGCCTGTTTGTAGGTTTCAGTTGTACCTGCAGTGTGGCCGATGTCGTAGCCATCTCTCTTGCCACGTTGGTATGCATTTGATTCGTTTACTGATTGTTTCATAGAGTGAGTGAGTGAGTGAGTGATGGTAATGTAATGTTAAGTTTAACATCCACTTAACATCAAGTTAACATCAACTTCAATAATAGTTAGTCCTTTTATTCCTTGGTATCTATTCCATTTTCAGCTCTGCAGCAATGTCAGCACTGAGTATGGCTGCATATTGACCGCTTGCATCAAGTTTTCTAAATGCCTCAAGTGATGTGGTGGAAGATTGGTGCATGATTGTGTGTATTTACCAGCCGTCGCCGTAACCGTCGCCGTAGCCGTCGCCGGAGCCGTAGCCGTCGCCGTGATTGAGCCCGATTGTTTGGCTGTCTTCTCCAATAAATAGTGTTTGCATAGGCTAGATGATTACATCTGCCCATTTATCCTCAACAACATCCATCCTCATCACGATAGTCAGCTCATGGAAGTGAAGGTCTGCACACTTATCTAATTTTGTATTTGTCTTTTGGCCTTCGTTGGCTAGTTCCCCAAGACCATTCGTTGTCCCCCATGAACGGATAATAAACGCACTCGTAAGATGACACTGTTCTTTCTTTTGTTGAAACCGACCAATTGCCACCCAACCTCGTTGCAAAACTACGATTTGTATTTGTGTGGGGTCAACTTTTGTACCCTTTAATGCCTTATCAACGTCTTCCTTCGCAATGTACTCCTTACTGTTTAGTGTGATTGTTTTCATGTTATTTCATTAGTTGATTAAAAGTCTACTTTGTATACTGATTGTGTTATTTAGTGGGTGGGGTTATATCTCTATTACCTTCGGCTGCTACTGCTTTTGACCACTCTGCTATTGCTAGAGACAAGCGGTGTATTCCATCATAGTCTCTCACT